GACACCAGCCCGATGTGCGGTCGTGGCGGAATTGGTAGACGCGCAGCGTTGAGGTCGCTGTGGGGTAACACCCGTGGAAGTTCGAGTCTTCTCGACCGCACCAGCTATATCCCGTAATTGCAGCTATTTGCAGCGTTTTGCCAAGGAAATAGGGACTTATCCCCATCTTCCTGCGGCTGCGTGCGTTCCAAGATGCGTAAAAAACTGCAACGGTTCGCTCACAGATTCCCCACGTGAGCGATTCTCTGCATGGCGTCGATCATCAGGCACAAGAAAAGATACCGGGCGCTGGTCGCGCGCAAGGGTGTGCGCCGCTCCAAGGTGTTCCCGACCAAGCAGGAGGCCAAGGACTGGGCGGCGCGGGTCGAGTACGAGATTGCTCACGGTGCCGAGATAGCGGCCCTTGGCACCTTTGGCGAGGCGATGGATCGGTACGCCCGCGAGGTCAGCCCTAAGAAGAAGGGGGCACGCTGGGAAATCATCCGGCTCGAAAAGCTGCAACGCGATCCGGTCGCCAAGGTCAGGATGGGCGATCTGGCGGCAAGGCACTTTGCCGAATGGCGCGACAAGCGATTGTCGGAGGTTGCCTCGGCTAGCGTTATCCGTGAGATGCAACTCATGTCATCGGTGCTCAACGTGGCGCGCAAGGAGTGGGGCATCATCGGCCGCAACCCCATGTCTGACGTGAGCCGCCCGAAGAAAGCGCCGCCGCGCGACCGGCTGCCGGCACAAGACGAGTTGGAGCGACTGGCGCATGCCGCTGGGGACGATCTGACCAAGGCGACGGCGCGGGCCTTTCACGCCTTCCTGTTCGCGCTGGAAACGGCGATGCGGGCCGGGGAGATCTGCGGGCTGCGCTGGGAGAACGTGGATCTCGACCGGCGCGTTGCCCGGCTGCTGCACACCAAGAACGGGCGTCCGCGCGATGTGCCGCTGTCTGGGGAGGCTGTGAGGATGCTGGAAGCCCTGCCGCGCGCGGACCCGGTGTTCGGGCTTACCCCGCGCCAGTTGGACGTTCTGTGGCGGTCCAAGGTGCGGGACAGGGCAGGTGTGAAGGGGCTGACCTTCCACGATGCCAGGCATGCCGCGATCACGGCGCTGGCGAAGAAACTGGATGTGCTGGATCTGGCCCGGATGGTGGGCCACTCCGATCTTCGTATGCTGCAGGTCTACTACAACGAGTCCGCCGAGAATATCGCCAAGCTACTCGATTAGGCGAACCTCCCGCAGCTTGCCGTTGCCGCGCGCCTCCAGCTGGCCCGAGGCGATCCGGCGGCGGATGGTGTCCGGTGACACGTCCTTGATCTTCGCGGCCTCCGGTATGCTCACCCACTCCGGGCGCGGGTCGATCTTCTCTTTCAGGCTCCGTACTTCCTCGACCAGCGGCGCGACGGCGCGGGCGACGGCGGTCTCGATCATGGCGTCGATGCTCATCGACCGGCCCTCTCGCATGGGTTCTCCATCATCCATTTCAGCGCCTGCCATACGACTTGATGCGCGCGCTTTTCCGGCGTGTAATCGTCGTCTTCAACTATGTCGGCGAGGTCGGCTATCAGGTCTGATGGGATTGGTTCATTCAGCCATCGTTTGGCGTGGTACACGATTTTGTCGCTCATTCGCTGGCCTCCGCTATGAGTGCGCGCAGGCGGGCTATCTCTGCGGCCTGCTGTTCGATGCGGGCGGCCATGTCTTGAGCGATGCGCAGCATGTGCCCAACCCTTTGCAGCGTCGTGAAGTCGGGGTGGTACAGGCACCGGCAGCCTCCGTTGGTGTGCTGCCCGGTGGTCTTTTCAATGACGCAATATCCGTCGCTACAACCATGACCCAGAGCTGTCTGCATTTCCTTGAAGCACCTCACCAGATCGTCACTCATCATCACCTCCATCGGCTATTGCGCGCAGGGCGGCGGCGATGATCTGCTTCTGCACCACCCATGGCACGTTCACTTTGCGCACGTGTTCCCTTCCGTCGTCATCAAGGGCGGGAAGGCTGACATGATGTTCACCAATCAGAACTGGCTTGAGCGCATCGAATATCGGGTTCGGTATTCCGTCCAGCAACACGCGCGCGGCTTCTGCCGGGGTGGTGGCGCGGACTGGTCGGCTATCTGTCGCAGCTGTTGTTATTGATCCGTCTCGCTGCATGAACACGCTCATTCGCTCTCTCCCCGTGCGCGGATGGCGTAAAAGCGAAGCGAGAATTCTTCGTAATCGAAGTATTCTATTTCTCCGCTTTTACTCGTCATTGCGCAGTCATCGACAATACCTTTTATCAAAAATGCAGCGGCTATCCATTCCTCGGCCCGCACGGCTTCCAGCGCGGCGGCGTGGTCTGTGTCGATCAGCGCGCGGATATTTTTCGATACGAAATACAGCAATTCCGCGTCATACGGATTGTTCACCTCTTCCTCTGATCGCGCCATTCCGTCTGCCACACTCGCCGCCCGTTCCAGCGCCGCCGCCACAAGGGCTTTCGGGTCGGCGGTGAGGGCTGACAGGACGGCCGGATCTGCGCCGCGCATGTACAGCATCATGGCAAGGTTCGCGATGTCCTCGAAGTTCCCTGCGTTGCCCTTGGAGACATGCCCGAGCAGCAGTTCCGCGAGAAATTCCACGCTGCATTGCGCCGGATCGTTCCAGCCACCGCGCCCCTTTTCGCGCGCCGCAGCAAGCTTTTCTTTCATCGCACTTGCAAATATATCCACGGCCTTGTCGTCATAGTGCTTCACGATCCCGGTCATTGGCCTGCCTCCTCGAGTGCGATAGCTGCTGTGTGCATGGCGACATGAAGCCCGGCATGTGCATCTGCTATCGACTGATCCAGCTCGATTTCACTGGCGCTGAAATGGCCGTCTATTGCGCTGTATGCCCCGGTCATTTCCTTGAAGGCGTAATCCAAAGCCTCCCGCAGCCGGTCACGCTCGGCGCGTAGCCGGTCGATTTCGTCTGCGGCGCTTAGGGCCGGGCCGCACAAATACCCGTCATTACTATTGACCGCCAACTTGCGCAGGTGTTCAGTATTGCTCATTGTCCATCCCTCTCGCTCTCTATCAGCCGCCCGGTTGCCGTGGTGGTCGGGCCGGTGCGGACGGTGGCGCGGTCATCTGCGCAGTCGCATCTTCCAGAGCAGTAGTTCGCGCACTTGCGCGCGGGCTCGACGCCACATTCGCAAGCGAAGCCGCAGCAGTATCCCTGCGCCAGCGGCCCGCCGTGGCTGATCTCTACCGTGCGGATGGTCATGCGGATGCCTCTTGCTTCACCGGCATCGGAGCGATGTTGTCGAGCAGGGCGCGCAAGACGCTTTCGGCACCATCCTTGGCCGTCCAGTCCTGGTCAAAGCTATCGGTGATTGCCGTCTCGATCACGTCGAGAAGTTCGGCGCGGCAATCTGCCAATGGGGTTCCCGCTTTGCACCCGGACAGTGCATCAACAACACTGTCGCGCATCTCTCCGATGTGGTATTCCCTCGCCCCGCCTGCCATGAAGTGGCAGAGCATGGCGCTTTGTGCCGCCGCGCTCAGCGCCAGTTTTGTTGAATAAAAGTCGGTCATATCTCTCACTCCGCTCTGTTCACGCCGCCAAATCGCCGCGCTGGATTTCCTCTGTGATGGTCTCGGCAATAAGCTCCTCTTGCCGCGTTACCTCGTCCCCGCCGCACATCTCGACAAGCTCGATGCGGCCCGCCTTCCACCCGCCGATCTGTACGGTGGTTATCTCCAGGTCGGTGATCTCGTAGTATCCGGTGAAGATCCCAACATCGGGTTCTGCGGGCTGCCAGCGCGCGTCGTAGTCCACCGTGACCGGCACGTCGTAGATCTCTATGCCGTCGCTTGCGCAGACTGTGATTTCGGTGCGGTAGATCGCCATCACAGCCACCTCACGACAGCCTGCGCGAACACCACACCGCCGCCGAGAACGCAGGTCGCGATCAGCATCCAGAACAGCACGCGGTCGATAACAGGCTGCTGGTCGATCCAGCGCTCTTCTTCGCAGCGGGCAAGCAGGCCGTCGCGCATCTGGGCGTCAGCACGCTCGGCCGCTGTCGGCTGCTCAAGTCGCTTGATGCAAGGGCGCAGCACGGCGCGGCGCTGCTCGCTGGTCATGGGCTGGGTTTTGGGGCTGGTTGCGTGCATCACTCCGCCTCCTTTTCGGTTTCCCGCGTCGGCTTTGCCGGGCACAGTTCGATTGTCTGGAAAATCCAGTCCTTGTACTTGCGCCAGAAGCGCAGAGCCGCTTTGCCATCCATTTCGGCAATGCGGCGGTCATCGAACTCGCGCCACTCGCTGATCTTGTGCTGCTGACAGCCGATCTGCATCACGTCACTGGTGTAGGTGATCGGGTATTGGTCGATTTGGATGCACTTGATGTAATCGTTGACTCCGCTGGCCCTGTAGAGGTTGGCCCCGTCGAGGTTGGCCCTGTAGAGGTTGGCCCCGTCGAGGTTGGCCCCGTCGAGGTTGGCCCCGTCGAGGTTGGCCCTGTAGAGGTTGGCCCTGTTGAGGCTGGCCCCGTCGAGGTTGGCCCCGTCGAGGTTGGCCCTGTTGAGGCTGGCCCCCGTCTTCACGGCCCACCTGACTGCAAGCCCGAGCTTTACGGAACGCGGCGTGCTTTCGGCGCAGTCGATTTCGGCGGTGAACTGGACTTCGCCGGAAAATCTATTGAGAACATCGAACTTTATCACAGCGCGCCCTCCTTCTCGGTCAGCAGCCCCGCCAGAGGCGATCCGAACTCGGTCACAGACGAGTGCTGCCATGCTCCGATAGGCGCGGTGATTTCCTCGTCGGGCAGCCCGCTGTTCAGGCTGTGCTGCAGGCGCTCCCCGGCGGTCATGTGCGCCGTGGTGCCGCGTTCTGGGTGGTGCTTGAAACAAGGCATGTCGTGTCTCCCTTCGTTGATCCGTCCAATGGGATGCCGCCCCACGCGAGGGCGGTCACCGATTAGGTGGCGAGAGCTTTCTCTTGGTTTCTCCGGTAGGCTTCTTCGAGTCCGGGGTGCGTTTTCACATCACGGGCTGGCACAAAGTCCATGCGATACCCATCCGGGTAGTGCTGACGAAATGCCTCGTGGCGGTCTGGCCTCGACCCATCGATGACGCCGAGATCATGCGGCATGTAGCCTTCTGCACTGCACCCGTGCCCGCCAAGACAGGTGCCATCTTCGGCGAGCAGCACAGCCCTAAGGATGTAAGGGCCGCCGCCATTGTTGAAGCCGTAGATCACGGGCAGCGCGTCGAGCGGCTTGTTGTGCGGGTTGTAGACTGCATAGCCCTTGTCAGCCCATTTGTTCATGTGCTGCGCTAGGTATAAGTTTGCTGCTGCTGCGGTGGTCATGTCGTGTCTCCCTTGCTGGTTGGCTATATCCCGCGATCTGCGCCCCGTTGGCGGTCTGCCGGTTGGGCGGGTCTTCGGCGGTATGGGGAGAATGTAAATGTGAAAGATCACACCGTCAAGGCAAAACGTGAGAAAAAACACATTTGCACGGCATTAACCATCGCCATACGCTTTCCCGTGGAAGGCGAGGTAACATGGATTTATCACATTTTCAGGAGGTAGCGGCGCTTATCGCCCTGCGGTTGGCCGAACGGGAAAGGCCTGAATTGCGGCTTCAAGCTGCTCTTGCCCATCTTCGTCGTATTGCGAAAGAAGATCAGCAAGCCCCGCCCTGATCTTCGGGCGCTTGCCGAGGCCCATCATTTCACCAGGGTCTCGGCCAAGCGCCCTTGCCAGTGCAAACACTGTAGATAGTTTAGGGCTGCGGACACGGCCCTCACGGATATCGGTAACGGCGCGCCTATTCAGGCCCGCCTTCACCGAAAGCTCGGCCTCTTTCATGCCGGTTTCCGCCAGTGCAGCGAACAAGTTTTCTCGGAATGCCGTGTTCTCATCCATGTTGAGAACTTTACCGCACCTAATTTTTGGGAGCGAATGGTATGTTTCTGCTTGCGACGTGTGATTTATCACACTAATATCAGAACCCATGAGCATCACCGATCAGTTGAAATCCGACATTGAGGCGGTCGCGGAAAAGCTTGGTATCGCGCCAAGCACCGTGGGGGAACGAGCCGGGCAAGGCGGACGGTTTTACGCGCGCCTCTGCGAGGGGCGCAGGGTTTGGCCTGAGACTGCTGAAACTGTCCGGTCTCGGCTGGATCAAATGGTCATTTCGCATTGTGAGAAATCACATGGTGTCAATGCGGCAAATCATCAAGGGGGAGACGCAGCATGAGCATCCGCACAAAGTACCGCCGCTGCAAAGTGTGCCGCGAACTCGTCACCGATCCAGACAACTGCGCGAACTGCGCCAACCGTGACCCGCTGGCATGGACGCCAAGGCATCACGTGGAAGGAAAGCGCGGGTCGAACACCCTCGATATGCAAGAGGGCAACTGGGAAGAATGGCACGGGGGTGACCAATGACACGACGCATGACCCCCAACAGCCGCGCGAGTGACGAGCGCATTCTCGACTGGCTGGCGCTGAAACCGAAGGGCTACGAGTGGCAGCAGATAGGCAAGATGTTCGGCGTTGCCGGATCGTCGGTCAACCGCACCTGCAACCGCGTCAAGCGCGAAGACATGGTGTCCGGCGACAACCCGGCTGAAATCGAAATGGGGTACTGGTGATGACCGCCATCTCCATCACCATGCCGTGGCCGCCTGTCGAGCTGTCGCCCAACTTCCGGACGCGCTCCACCCGCTGGATTGCGCGCAAGAAGAAAGAATACCGGCAGGCTTGCGCACAGGTCGCATGGGATCGCGGCGTGCAGCCTGGGCGTGAATTGCGGCTCGACCGGATCACCTTCCACCCGCCCACGGCGAACCTGCCCGATTTGGACAACGCCATTGCACGCTTCAAGGCGGGGCAGGACGGGCTGGCGGACGCCATGGGGGCAGACGACCGGACGTTCAACGATGCCATGCGCGCCATGGGCGCTGTGGTCAAGGGCGGCGCTGTCGTGGCGCTGCTGAGTGAAATTCCGCCCGACTGAGGCGGGCGAGGGGAGGCCATACGGACGCCGCGCGCAGCCAATCTTGCCGCGCCTCCCCTCAAATACCACGGCCCCGGTGAACAGGGGCAGACCGCGCAAGGGGTTTGGCGATCACTTGCGATAACACGGAAGGAAATGAGCTATGGCCATTTCTCTCAACAACCTGGTCCGAAAGCGGGCCGACAAGCCTCCCATGATCGCGATCTATGGCAGGGGCAAAATGGGCAAGACGACGCTGGCGAGCGAATTCCCCGATCCGATCTTCCTGCAAACCGAAGACGGCTCCGGCGCGCTGGAAATCGTCAGCTTCTCCGAGGGGCCGATCACGCAATGGTCGGACGTGGATGCGGCGTTGCAGGAGCTTGCGACCGAGGATCACGAATTCCGCACGCTGGTGGTCGATAGCGTCACGCAGTTGGAGCCGCTGATCTGGGCTGAGGCGTGCAAGCGCAACAACTGGGACAGCATCGAAGCTCCGGGCTACGGCAAGGGGTATCTGGCGGCCGACGAAATCTGGCGCGAGTTCCTGAACGCCTGCACGTGGCTGCGCGATCACAAGCGCATGTGCATCGTGCTCATCGGTCATGAGGTGGTCGAGACGTTCAGCGATCCGGAGCGAGAGGACTACAACAGGTACAAGATGCGGCTGCACAAGCGGGCCGAGGCGCTGTTGCGCGAGCGGGTCGATATCGTCGGATTCCTCAACATGTCCGTCAGCCTGAACAAGGGCAAGAAAGGAGAAGATCGCGCCGTTGCGACCGGCTCCGGTCAGCGGCAGATCAACCTCGCACCGCGCCCGACATTCGAGGCCGGGAACCGCTACGGGATGCCAGACAAGATCCTCATCAATCCGGGGCAGGGGTTTGCCGCCCTCGCCCCACACATGCCGGGCTTTTCCGGTGAACCCAAAGCCGCTGTGGCGGCCTGATCGAAAGACAGAAAGGAAACGACAATGGCAAATCTCGGTGGAGCCTACGAGGCTGGCGACGAAACGATGGGCGAGCGCGACGCGCTTCCCGCTGGCGAATACGTCGCCGCACTCGTGAAGAGCGATCGCGTCGAGGCGAAGTCCGGTAACGGCAACGCCTACATCAACTGCGAATTCGAGGTGCAGGACGGCGAAAAGCAGGGCCGTCGGTTCTGGACGCTGCTGAACCTCTGGAACAACAACTCTACCGCCGTCGATATCGCACAGCGCGAGTTGAACAGCATGATGCACGCCTGCGGCAAGCTCCGCGTCGAGGATACCGAGGAACTGCACGGCATCCCGATGCTGGTCAAGCTCAAGGTCAAGACGGATGCACAGTACGGCGACAAGAACGAAGTTGCTTCCTACAAGCCCATGAACGCTGGCTCGGGCGGCAACTTCGGCGGGCAGCAGTCCCAAGCATCCGGTGGCGCTGACAACTCGTCGGCACCGTGGAAGCGCAGCGCATGACGTAGCCGGGCGCGCGGGCTTAGTCGCCAAACCTACCCCGCGCGCCCACTCACAAGCTGAAATTCAATCCAGCCATGAGGAGGTTATTCCATGGCACAGAAACACTATGCCTCGCTAGAAGGCACGAAGGTTTCGATCACCCACCTGACCGGCCCGTTTCGGCGCTGCGGATCGTGTGGCGGTATCGAGGCCACGCTGACACTCTCAGCACCCGGCACCCATGCAGCGCGGCTCGAATGCACCTTCTGCGGGGCGCACACAGCCTACCTGTCCCGCGATCACCTGGCCGCCATGAATGCGCAGAAGAAGGGGGCCGCGTGATGTTGCAACCCAGAACCGAAGCCCTCGCATACCGCATCTGGTGGCACGCTCAGGCCGCCGGATGGGATCTGACCCTGTACGATCTGGCAGAACTGACCGGCGAGAGCTGGCACCGCGTCCGGGCCGTCTGCCAGCGCAAGAACTGGCTGAGCAGGCTGCGGGTACAGACGCCACAGAGTGACCCACGCCACACGTTTTTCAGTGGCGAAGCCGTCCGCGACGAGCAATCGGCACTCCGGCAGATCGGGGGTGCGGCATGGTAGCACTCCCTGCACAGGCAGAGGCCGAATTCGTCGCGGCACCGCTGCACCCGCGCGTGATCGAGGAGTACGAGGCATCCGATTACCTCTACTTCGACATTGAGACGATCCCAGATCAGCGCCCCGGCACGCTCGACAAGCTGCGCGAGGAAGTGACCGCGCCGGCGCGCTACAGCAAGCCCGACAGTATTGATCTCTGGTTGGCCGAGAACCGCGAAAAGGCGGCGCTGGAGGCCCTGTCCAAGACGAGCTTCGATCCGGCTTACGGGCATGTCTGTACCATCGGATGGGCCACGAACGACGGCGATGTGCGCGTCGAACATGCGGAAACCGTGGGCGAAGAGGCCGAAATCCTGTCCGCCTTCTTCAGGGCTGTGCCGCGCCGTGACGTGACGCTGGTCGGGCACAATATCGTCGGGTTCGATCTGCGGTTCCTGTCGCGCCGGGCACTCCTGCTGGGCGTCGAACTGCCGTCCGATCGGACGTGGCCGCGCGACCCTAAGCCGTGGGGCGCGGGCATCTTCGACACCATGCACGGTTGGGCCGGGACCGGGCGCGGCGACATGATCAGCATGAACAAGCTCTGCGGCATTCTCGGCATCGTCGGCAAGGAGGACTTCGACGGTTCGATGGTCGCGGATGCATGGGCGGAGGGCCGGCACATGACCATCGCCCAGTATTGCGACGACGACGTGCGGCGGACGCGCGCCATTCATCAAAAATTCCTGACTGTGGGGTACTGAAGCATGCGAGAAACCGCAAAATCAATCATGTTGAAATGGGCCGTGGCGTTCGCTTTTACCGGTAGCCGTTACATCTGCAATCCGGCTCCAGTTGACAGTGACGAGGATTACGTCTGCCTTGCGACAGACGGACTTCGTAAGGCGCTGGAATTGGCCGGAGCCACCGTGGACGGCGATCCCGAAAAATACGAGGGAATGAGTTCCTTTGTCTCTATGCGCCTCGGGTCAGTGAACATGATCCTGACGGATGAGCCTGATTTTTATCGCCGCTTTGTCGATGCGACGGAAGAGGCCAAACGCCTGAACCTTCTGCACAAACCTGACCGGATCGCCCTGTTTCAACGCCACCTTTACGGCGTCGAAGCAGAAGAAATTCCGCTCTGAGGAGATATTGACCATGGACTATTTCACGCAAATACCAGGCGCTACTGCGCTGGTTCACTCCGGCGGCGTCTACCGCCAAACCGATCTCTACGCGCGCAAGGATGCGATCTACGCCAAGCATGGCGCGGGCTACATCCGGCTTGGCATCGGCGGGGCCACGAGTGCGCCGAAAATCCGCTGGGCCGAATTCGACCAGGGCGAAATGGCAAAGATCAGCGAACGCGACGGCTGCCAGCCGAAGCTGGAAAGCATGGGCGATGTGCGGGAGGCGGCGGAATGACTGACATCACAACTCGCAGCGCCCTTGAGGTGGTTCTGTCTCGGGTTACAATGGACGGCCATGCTGCTTCATCCTTGCGTTGCGCCCTTGCCAACGAGATCCGCAAGGGCGGGAATGAAGCGTACACGGTCAATGTGGATAGCGTTCGCGCATCCTTCCATATGGTTCTTGATGCGCTGGACGGTGCTGATGAGAGCTTCAGCAAGCGCGCTTTAGTCGGCCGGATTCGTGACGCGCAGAAGATCGCGCAGAGCTTTTTGGGGGACTGCGCATGATCCTCACCGCAGAAACCAAGCCATTTCGCGCCGCCATGCAGACCGTTGGCCGCGTGGTTCCCGCAAAGTCGCCATGGCCGATCCTGACCAATCTCAAGCTGGTCACGAATGACGACCGCGTGACACTGATCGGCTCCGATGGTGACATGACCGTCGAGGCCGATGTGCCTGCCAATGTCGAGACCGAGGGCGTTGCCTGCATCCCTTTCGCACCGCTCGCCAAGTTCATCGGTGCGGCCAAGGCCGATCTGGTCAAGATCAGCATGGACGGCAACGCGGCCAAGGTATCCGCCAGCCGGTCCCGCATCGCGCTCAGCGCGTGGCCGGTGGACGATTACCCAAACTATCGGCCGCCGGAGGGCGAGCCGGTCACGCTCGACCGTGACAGCTTCGTTGCCGCCCTGCGCTTTGCCGTCGCCGCTGCCGAGGATGACGAAGTGCGATACCACATCGCCGGGCCGAACATCTCGGAGAAGCCGGGGCAGGTGGATTTCTGGGGCACGGACGGCAAGTCGGCGCACCATGCCACGCTGCACGGCATCGATGCTATCGGCGGGGGCGGCACGCTGCCCATGTCGGCGGCGATGGTCATCCTTGCGGCGGCCGAGAAGGCCGAAAGCGTGGCCTTCATGATCTGCGCGCGCGGCTGGCACCTCGCAACTCCCGGACTGCGCCTCTGGGGCAAGGTCATCGACGGGCAGTATCCCGACATGGAGCGTGTCATTTCGCAATTCGAGGACTGGTCGGAAATCACCATCGCCGCGAATGACGATCTGTCGGCGGCGCTCAGCGTGGCGTCCTGCGGGGCGGAACAGGACAGCGGAAAGAGCCGCAACCTGATCCTGCGGGCACGGGAAGGCGAGCCCATCGTTCTGCGCGGTCAGAAGGCCATGGGCGGCGTGCTGGCGGCTGGCCGGGCCGAGATGGAGGCGGAAGGCCAGATGGAGTTCGCCGGGGCTATTTCGGCGAAATACCTGTCCGCAGCCGTGGCCGGTATCCCGGAAAAGGATCTGGCTATCGAGGGCTGCGTGCAGGAGGGCAGCGCGATCGGCAAGGCGATCCGCGTCAAGCCCGCGCAGTCGTCCAACACACTCGACATGTCGGCGCTCATCATGGCCCTGCGTGTCTCGGAAGCGGAGATGGCAGATGTTTGACCGCAAGGCATATCTCGACTTCATCGCAAGTAAGGGGGCGGCGGCGCAAACCGCCGGCTTCACCCCGAAGAACCTGCCGGATCGGCTGTTCACGCACCAGGAGCGCGCCACGCGGTTCGCGCTCGAGAAAGGCCGGGCGGCGCTGTTCCTCGATACCGGGCTGGGCAAGAGCGGCTGCGAGGCCGTCTTTGCCGATGAATGCGCGCGGGAGACCGGCAAGCCGTCGCTGATCCTGACACCGCTTGCTGTGGCCCGGCAGATGCAGCGTGAGTGCGAGGCGTTCGGCGTGGACGCGGCCGTGATCCGCGAGGACGGCGACAGCGACTGTTACGTGCAGATCGCCAACTACGAGCGCCTGCAAAAGCTTGACCCATCGCGCTATGGGGCGGTGGTTCTGGATGAATCGAGCATTCTGAAATCGTTTCAGGGCAGCACCAAGCGCAAGCTGGTCGAGGCGTTCCGCGACACGCCATACCGCCTAGCCGCGACTGCGACCCCGGCGCCCAACGATCACATGGAGCTAGGCACGCACGCCGAATTTCTCGGGATCATGGGCAGCATGGAAATGCTCTGCCGCTGGTTCATCAACGACACCACCACCGCCTCGCAGGACTGGCGGCTGAAAGGCCATGCCAAGGATGATTTCTGGGCGTGGGTCGCGTCGTGGGGCCGGGCTGCATCCCTGCCGTCCGATCTGGGCGGCGAGGATGATGGTTTCGTCCTGCCGGCGCTGCACCACCAGACGCATATCGTGGGCGTCGATCTGACGGACGGTGCCGAAGATGCCTTGTTCCGCATCCCGTCCATGGCCGCGACGGATATCCACCGGGAAAAGCAACGCACCATGCTTGAACGCGTCGTTCGCGCCGCTGATATCGCCAATGGGCACAATGGCTATGTCATCGTCTGGTGCGAACGTGACGATGAGAGTGCGGCGCTCACCGATGCCATTCCCGGCGCGGTGGAGGTCAAGGGCAGTATGCCACTCGAAGCCAAGGAGGCGGCGCTTGAAAGCTTCGCGCTCGGCAACGCTCCGGTGATGGTGACCAAGCCCAGGCTGGCTGGGTTCGGGCTGAACTTGCAGCATTGCCATTGCCAGGTATTCGCCAGCATCTCGCACAGCTACGAGCAGTACTATCAGGCCATTCGGCGCAGTTGGCGGTTCGGGCAAAAGCACGAGGTCACCGCGCATATCGTCATGGCCGAAACCGAACTGCCGATCTGGCGGAACGTGCAGCGCAAGGCCGCCGATCACGATGCCATGAAGGCCGCCATGACGAAGGCGATGCGAGGCGCGCAGCGCGAGAGCAAGCGCCGGGCCTATACCCGCGCGCCTGCCGTCGATCTTCCTGACTTTCTGAAAGGCTCAGCAGCATGAAACCTGAATTCCAAGGCCGAGATTGGGGCCTCTACAACGCCGACTGCATCGAGGTCATAAACGGGATGCCGGAAGGCATGATCGACCTTTCGATCTTCTCGCCACCGTTCGCAGATCTGTTCGTCTATTCCGACAGCGAGCGGGACATGGGCAACTGCGGCGGATACGACGAGTTTTTCGACCATTACCGCTATTTTGCAGATGGGCTGTTCCGCGTCATGAAACCTGGGCGGATCACCTGCGTGCACTGCACCGATCTTCCGGCGCGCAAAGGCAAGGACGGGTTCATCGGCCTGCATGACTTCTCGGGCGATCTGATCAAGGCGCACCGCGAAGCCGGGTTCGTCTACCACGCCCGCGCGACGATCTGGAAAGACCCCGTAGTCGAGATGCAGCGGACCAAGGCGCTTGGGCTGCTCTACAAGCAGCTCCGCAAGGACAGCAGCATGTCCCGCGTCGGGATGCCCGACTACATGCTGTTTTTCCGCAAGGACGAACCGAACCCGGACCCGGTGCGGCACTTCTCAGAGGGCGAACGTCAGGACGCAATCGAGTGGGCGATGGGATACCATAAAATGTCCCGCGAGGAAGCGGAGGCGGTCGCAGAAAGCATGACGATCCCCGTCACCCAGTGGCAGGAACTGGCATCGCCCGTCTGGATGACGGTGCAGCAGGGCAATGTGCTCAACGGGCGCATGGCGAAAGGTAGCGAGGATGAGCGCCACATTTGCCCGCTTCAACTTGACGTGATCGAGCGGTGCCTGCGCCTCTACTCCAACCCCGGCGATCTGGTGCTCGACCCGTTCAACGGCATCGGCAGCACCGGATTCCAGTCGCTCAAGATGCACCGCAAGTATCTCGGGATCGAGTTGAAGCCGGAATACGCAGCGCAGGCCGCGAGGTTCCTGTCTGAGGCCGAAGAGGGCGCGGTGTCCATGATTTCGGAGGGCGCGGCATGACTGGGCGCGAAGCATACGAGGAAGATGTCCGGCGCCGACCGCTTTACGAAAACGGAGCACCGAGACCCGATTGGGATGATCTGGACGAGCACGCGCAATGGAGCTGGAACAAGAGCCCAACGCCACGGGAATGGGCAAAGAAAGGGCGCGCGGCATGATCGACCTTCTCGCAATCTTCCGCGCCGGTGCGGTCAGACGCTGGCACACAAATCCGGACCTCGCCCACACCTGCGACCGGATCGACGGGCACTCTGCGCGCGTGGCGCGGATCATCCTCGCACTGCACCCTGAGCCGTCCACAGATCTCCTGCGCGCCGCCCTGATCCATGATGATGGGGAGAGCGTGGTGGGGGATATTCCGGCGCCCGCCAAAATGGCGATGGATACCCGCTACGGGCAGCTTGGTGAACATCTGCGCGATGTTGAGGACGAGGCAATTGAGGCTCTTTGGGGTAGGTCATGGTTCACTGCTGAATTCGTCATTCGCGGCATGAATGAAGTCGCATGGCTCAAGTTCGCTGATCGTCTCGACGCCTTCATGTGGGCCGCGCACCACGCGCCGCATGTGATGGACGGCGATGGATGGCCGGAGGCGCGGCAATGGCTGATCAGCCAATCCCATGCGCTCGGCTGCGCGGCACAGGTGGAAAGGATCATGACGGGAGGAATGCGCCATGCAGCTTAGGGATTATCAGGCTCAGGCAATCGAGGCCACGTTCGACTGGTTTGAGAGCGGGCGAAAAAACCCGCTCATCGTGGCCCCGACCGGAGCGGGCAAGAGCGTCATTCTGTCCGAACTGATCCGCCGGGCTTGCGAGGACTGGCCCGGAACCCGGGTCATCTGTGCAACCCATGTCAAGGAACTGATCGCCCAGAATTTCCAGGCGCTCACTCGCCTCTGGCCGAATGCCCCTGCTGGCATTTATTCGGCTGGCCTCGCCCGGCGGCAGACCGGGCGGGCCGTGACTTTCGTTGGTATCCAGTCAGTCGCGAAACGGGCGGCCGAATTCGGATACATCGACCTGCTGATCGTTGATGAGGCCCATTTGATACCCCGCAAGGGCACCACGCAATATCAGCGCTTCATTGCCGGGCTTCAAGAGGTCAACCCGAATTTGCAGGTCATCGGACTGACCGCGACACCGTTCCGGCTCGACAGCGGACGGCTCGACGCGGGCGATGGCGCGATCTTCGATGGCATCGCCTATGACATCCCGATCCCCATGCTAGTGGAGCGCGGCTACCTCGCGCCTCTGGTCAGCAAATCGCCTTCGTTCGTGTTCGACACCAAGGGCCTGCACACGCGCAACGGCGACTGGATCGAAGGCGAGATGGATGCGCGGTTCAATACCGAGGCCGTGACCCGCCATGCCGTGAGTGAGATCATGGTGTTGGGCCGCGACAGGCGGTCATGGCTGCTGTTCTGCATCTCCGTCGATCACGCAATCAACGTGCGCGACGAGTTGCGGTCGCACGGCATCACCGCCGAGACGGTCACCGGCAAGACGCCGCCGGGAGAGCGGGCGCGCATTCTGGCCGACTTCAAGGCCGGTAGGCTCAGGGCGATCACCAACGTCAATGTGCTCACCACGGGCTTCGACGCGCCGATGACGGACCTGTTGGCCTTCCTGCGCCCGACGCAATCGCTGGGGCTATACATGCAGATGGCAGGGCGGGCGATGCGGACGGCTGATGGCAAGGTGAATGGCCTCGTGCTAGATTATGCTGGCGTCGTGCTACGGCATGGGCCGGTCGATGCGGTCAACGTGCAGGACGCTCCGGGGCGGGCCAAAGACCCGGACGCAGAGAAAGGCGAGGTGCCTGCGAAGACCTGCCCCGAGTGCCAGTCGATCCTGTTCATCGCGACCATGCAGTGCCCGGATTGCGGCTACGAATTCCCCGAGCCGGAGCCGAAGATCGACAGCAAGGCCAGCACGGCGGCGATCATGAACATGACAGCCGAGGACGATTGGCGCGAGGTTATGGATTTCGCGCTGTTCCGGCACAGCCCGCGCGACGGGCGGCCGGTCTCCATGCGGGCCGAATACCTCATCGACGGGAAGGCCGTGCGCGAATGGGTCTGCTTCGAGCATAGCGGCTTCCCGCGCCAGAAGGCGGTCGCGTGGTGGCACACGATGGCCGGGACCACGCCGCCGGAGACCGTGGCAGAGGCGCTGGCCCGGCAGGATGAAATCCGAGTGCCAGCCGAGGCCGTGGTGCGACGGGAAGGCAAGTACGATGTGATCGCCCGCGTGAGAGGCATGGGCAGGAGGGATGCGGCATGACCTACCTCCCCGGATACCCGTGCCCCGTCTGCCGGAGAGCAGGCGGCAAGATCACGATCTCGATGGGCGGCGAACGCATGGAAAGCCCGTGCAGCATCGAATGCGCCGCCCTCTACATCAAAGCCAAGGGACAGCCGAAAATGGAGCAATTCGAGCGCGAGGCCGCTGCGGAAGGTGGTAATGCGGGCGGTCAGTATCTCGACCGGATCGGCAAGACGGACCTCGCCAGCCTCACCCGCGAGGAATGGGAAGAGTTCTGTGCGCTGATCTTCATCGGTGCCTGCGACGCACTGCGCAAGCGGGCTGACGACGATATTCCATTTTAGGAGGTGAAGGTGAATGACATGGTGCTACCTCCCCGACACGGCCTCTCCCTCTGCGCAGGCGGCGGCGGACTTGACATGGGTCTTGGACTTGCCGAGCCGGGCTTTGCCACCTCCTGCTACGTCGAGATCGAGGAATACCCCCGCAGCACCCTCATCGCAGGGCAGCGCGCCGGATACCTCCATACCGCGCCAATCTGGGACGACCTCAAGCGGTTCAACGCCGTGCCATGGCGCGGACAGATCGACACCTTGCTCGCAGGATACCCATGCCAGCCGTTTTCCCAAGCGGGACAGCGAAAGGGCGAGAATGACCCGCGCCACCTATGGCCCGACATCGAACGGATCATCGGAGAGCTTGGCCCCGGCCTGCGCTGGTGCCTATTCGAGAATGTTGCGGGGCACCTCACCCTTGGCCTTGAAACCGTGGTGCGCGCCCTACAAGGAATGGGTTTCACGCCTGCGGTTGGCGTATTCTCAGCGGAAGAAGTTGGCGCGCCGCATGAAAGACAACGGGTCTTCATTGTGGCCCACCGCGCAATCGAGGGATGTGCGCAGCGGCGACATTCCGGGAGGGAAGAGGCAGCAACGGAAGGCGGCTCAGGGCTGGTCGCAAAATCTGAACGATGTGGCGGAGGCCAAGAACTGGCCCACACCGATGGCCGGAACCCCGGCGCAGAACGGCAACAACGCGGCGGGCAACAACGACTTCACCCGGAAGGCGGAGGAACTGGCTTCTGCGATGTGGATGACGCCAGTGGCGAACGACGACAACAAGTCGCCAGAGGCTCACATGGCGATGAAGGCCAGAATGAAGGGCGGTCCGAGAAAGACCGTAACCAGCCTGCAAGTGCAAGCCAAGATGTGGACCACCCCACAAGCGCACGATGTGACGGCGCGGGGCAGCGGTCAGAAGCCGACATCGAAGGCCGGGAACGCCTGCCTGGCGAGGGATGCGATGAATTGGCCGACACCGGCGAGCCGGGACCACAAGGGCGAGAACGGCGCGGCGCACCTGACCAACGGGACCGGCCGGCTGCATCTGGATCAGCCTCCGAATTTCGTCGCCCATTGCTTCACCCCCCCGGCCCAGCGGATATGGACCACTGGCGTGCCGCCCTCGATCTGGCGCCCGATCTCGCGCCGGCTGTTGCGCTCGGCGACATCGCAAGTGTCGCAGGTGTCGCTGCGCAGATGGTTGCGGCAGGGCACATGGCGGAAGCGGAGGCTGAATCCATTGTTCGTGGAATGGCTGATGGGATGGCCGCCAGGACACGCGCTCTGCGCCTGCTCGGCAACGGGGTTCATCCATTGGCAGCAGCATATGCGTGGCGCTCTCTCAGCTATGCCCACGGCCTCGGGCGCGTGGATCTGGGAGCCACAGAAGGACGGGCCGAAGCTGGAAACATATGCGGATGTGAGCCTTTTTGAATGCTGACCACATCCCCCTACCACCACACAGCCGCGAACATGCGCGAGAACGGGTATCACGTCCTGCCCGTCATGCCGGGGGCCAAGGTGCCCGGCAAATACCAGAATGGCGAATGGCGGCCGATGCCGGGTTGGGCGAAATTCTGCGATGCCATGCCGGCAGAGTTCATCCACGACCAATGGGAGACATGGCCCGAGGCGGGCATATGCGTGGCCCATGGCAACGTGATCGGTCTCGATCTCGATACCGACCGCAAGGACGTGGCCGAGGCGCTGCACAAGGCCGTGGAGCCGCCCAGCGTGCGCAGGAGGGGCGCGAAGGGCTGGATGGGCTACTATCGCCCCGGCGACGGGCTGGACGGGCTCACCGCGCGCGTGAGGTGGTACGAGAAGGGCAGCGACAGCAAGTCGCCGCTGGTGGAGCTTCTTTTGCACGGCACGCAGTCGGTATTGCCGCCGACGATCCATCCTGACACCGGCCTGCCATACACATGGCTGACCGACGAGGGGCTGGCCGATGTGTCGCTTGAAGAGCTGGCCGAGTTCACCGGATCTGACCTTGAGGCGCTGGATCGGGAGTTCGGCAAGATCGGGCTGACGCGGGAAGCGCCACGCCGCGTCTCATGCCAGGATTACGACAGGCCGGCGGCTACGGATCACGATCTTGAAAAACCATTCGGTCGCAGCCTCAATGATAGGTCGCTGGAAAGCCTCGATGCGTGGTGGCCGGCGCTCGATCTGCCAAAGTCCAGACAGCGTGGATATGGCGCATGGGAGGCGGTCCCGTTCTGGCGCGTGTCAAATTCCGGGCGGTCGCTATCGGAGCGCAACCCGAACCTCAAGGCATCGCCACGCGGGATCGTGGATTTCGGCGCAGACAGATCCTACACGCCGGTTGATGTCGTCATGGCCGCGCGCGACTGTTCTTTCGGTGCGGCCGCCGAATGGCTCAAGGGCTTCGTGCGGGAAGAGGCCGGCGCATTTGTGGCTGACATGATGGAAGGAAATCACCCGGAAAGCCATGAAGGCAAGGGCGATACCGGCGTTAGCGATCGGGATGGAAATCAGCCCGATCTGCCGACATTCGATCCTTCACGGTGGGCCGCCACCCCGGTATTCGCCGGCAAGCGGCGGTTCAGCGCGATCAAGCCCATAGCGGAACCCTCACCGGCGGAGTGGGAAGCGATCATGCCGAAGGAGGCGCCGCCGTTCCCGGTGCAGGATTTCAGCGTCTGCGAGGGGCTGTTGGGGGACGTTGCAAGCCATATCGACGCGGCAAGCGCCACGGCGACGGAGGCGGGCGCTCTGGCGGTGGCGATACCGCTGCTTGGAGCCGTGTTCGGGCAGGCTTATGCCACCCCGTCCAACCTGCGCAGCAACGTCTACACGGTGGCCCTCGGCGGCTCAGGGACCGGCAAGACGAGCCTCGTGAACCCGGCGAAAGAGATGATGGTCACGGCGGGGCATGGCGATCTGATCGGCGCTGACAGGTTCATGTCAGGGTCCGGCGTGCTCCAGATGCTGAGGCAGGGCGCGCGTCGGATATGCTTTCTGGACGAGTTCGGCCACATGCTGCAACAGATCGGCGCGGCGGGGTCAGGTATCCATGCCAAGCAGATCCTGACCGAACTCACGGCGCTCTATTCGGCGGCCAATACGATCTTCTCCGGAAGCGCCTATGCCGATGGCAGATCGAGCGAGATTCACTATCCGAACCTATGCCTGTTCGGCATGGCGACACCGGAACAATTCTGGCGGGCGTTCGGATCGTCGAGCCTTGAGGACGGGTCCATCGCGCGATACCTCGTGTTTCCGCTTGGAGAGACCGCCCCGAAAGAGATGGACACCAGCGCGGGGGATCGTGTCGCAATGGCGCTCAGGGAGGCTCAGGCGGCCATTTCAGCGCGCGTGACGGGCAACCTTGGTAATATCCGCCCCAAGACAGTCCCGCTCGATGACGCGGGGGAAAAGGCGCGGCTTGACCTCAAGGACAAGGAGGCATCGTTCGCGCTGTATGCCGAGAAGAATGGCATCAGGGGTGGCCCGGCGATCCTGCGGCGTGTCACGGAAAACGCGCTCAAGATCGCCCTGATATCAGCCGTTGGCCGCAATCTTGACAACCCGGAGATTGACGGCCGCGACATGGAGATCGGCCACGCTCTGGCGTGGTGGAGCGCCAACGTGATGATCAGCAACATCGCCAGCCATATCGCAGACAACCAGCTTGAGCGCGACGTGAATGAAGTCGAACGCAAGATCAGGGATGCAGGGCCAAACGGCATCATGCGCGGGAAGCTGAAAGACAGGTGCCGGGGGATCGGAAAGCGGGCGTTCGAGGAAATTCTTGAGGGCTTGAGCGACGCCGGCCTTATCGACAAGGTGAAGGTAGAGACCAGGACGCGCGTTGCGTGGAAGATCGTTTACAAAGGAGACACCGAAGATGAATGAGACATGCGAAGGGTGCCGGTTCTGGCGAGCGCACGAGGTGCCGGAAACGAATAGGGGGTACTGCCACAGGCACGCTCCGAGGTGGGGGCAGGGCGGGATGCGAGCGCAAGACGATTGGTTCCCGGAGGTGCCGAAGTTCGCTTGGTGCGGCGATTTTGAGGCCAGCAAATAATCGGAATAAATGTTGCGCTTTTCGTAATTTGTGAGATAATCTTAATTATCTTATTGATCGAGGTGCAGTTATGATATCGAAAGACTTCCCAATCCCCGAAACATTCCGCAGGGCCGGAGGCGGAAACAAGGGTCGCAGGCCAAAATATCCGTTTGCTAGCATGGAGATTGGCGACAGCTTCCTTGCTGAGGGTGACACGCGTGACACAAAATGGCGCGCTGCGGATGCTGCGTACAAAATAGGTCGGAAGTTAGGTTGGCAATTCACGGCCCGAAAAGAGGGTTATGACGTCAGAATTTGGCGCGTTGAATAATCGGAGGTCGGTTTCCGATTATTAGACGATTATTCCAGGATCGACACGGAAACCCGCGCTCAGGCGCGGGTTTTGCCGTTTATGGCTCCGATTATCAGATTATTTTCCGATTATTATGTTACTGAAAAATAACAGAAAAAGTGCACTGTATGTAATAATCTGACAATCGTACCAAGCATCAAAAGTACATAGATCATGGGTATATGGTAGGTTGCTCAGATTATCAGATTATTTCGGCAAGGAGTGTCAGGGGGCATCTTCCCACTTGCGCTACCGCCACCGGGTTCGGTAGTCTGTGGGTGCCAAACCCCGAGCGCGGTTCCACGAGGGACCGAGGCTTGACTTACCAGATCGGACAGTTCGTCCATTCAGAGCGGCGAGAGCCGCGCGTAACGGCCCTGACAGGCGAGCGCCTGTTCGAGCCGCTTTGGCACATTCTTCGAGTTGCATCAGGCCAGGAGGCTGCGAAGCGGGACCGGCTCAACCTTGCCGGCGTCCATGTCTGCTATCCGACGAGGGACGTATCTTGGCGGGATGCACAGGGCAGGACGCAGAGCCGTTCGGTTGCCGATGTGCCTGGATGGATCTTTGCCAAGTTCAGTCATGCGCCTCGGTGGCACGAGATGCGGGCGCGACGGATCATCCTCGGCGTCGTATGTCGTGATACGGACTTCGGGCCGGTGCCGTACCGGGCAACGGAAAACGATGTTCGCCGCTGGGTGGGTATTCCGACAGTCGAGGAAGAACTCGAAGCAGAGCGGCTAGAGGCTTTGCGGGTCAGGCCGGGTGACGATGCCCGCGTGCTGATCGGCGGAAATCTTGATCTGGCGGTCAAGGTGACCGATGTCCGGGCCGGGCGGGTGTTCTGGGAGATCGGAGCCCTCAAGGGCGAGGCGTCCGAGGATCGTTGTCAGCGTATCGATGTTGGAACCTAGATGTTGACGAAAACGCTACATCATGTCATTTTGCGCAAAGGACCGGCCAGCCCGAACCGAGTTGAAGGCACGCCGCGAGAGTACCGACCCCACGAAAGTGCAGGCAGGGTCGGTGCTGCTGCAATTCAAGAACACCACAGGATATCACCATGAGCGACCGCGACGAGGCGGGGCGCTTCGCACCGGGCAACCGCTTTTGGGAGGCCCGCAGCAGTGCGGGGCCGAAGCCCAAATTCAGCAATCCCGACGATCTGTGGAATTCCTGCGTCGAGTATTTCGAGTGGACGGCAGACAACCCGCTGCACGAGGCCAAGGCGTTCTCCTACGAGGGCGTCGTGACCATGGCGGAATTGCCAAAGATGCGCGCCATGACCATCGGCGGGCTGTGCATTTTCCTCGATATCGACCGCACAACGTGGAACGAATGGCGGACTTCGCGTCCCGATTTGTCCCACGTCATCACGCGAGCCGAGGCAATTATCTATCAGCAGAAGTTCACAGGGGCGGCGGCCGACCTGCTGAATTCGAACATCATCGCGCGCGACCTGGGGCTTGCGGATAAGCGCGAACACTCCGGTCCAGATGGCGGGCCGATCAAGACGCAGGAGGTGCCAGCGCGTGACCGCATCGCAAGCAAGCTTGCTCGCCTCTCAACCTCCGGAGATACGCCAGGAGATACTGGCGAGCCTGAGTGACGCCGATCTGGAGCAACTCGAATGGGACTGGCGGTTCTGGGCGCGTCCGGAACAAATCGCACCGGATGGTGACTGGCTCACATGGGTCATCAACGCAGGCCGGGGTTTCGGCAAGACGCGGGCAGGTGCTGAGTGGGTTAGGGAGCAAGTCGATGCGGGGCGGCAGAGGATTGCCCTGATCGGGGAGACCTACAAGGATCTTGTGGAGGTCATGTGCTACGGCGACAGCGGGCTTGCATCGGTATTCCCGCCGCACCAGCGACCCAAGATCGTCGCAAATCCGAACGTTCAGATCACGTTCCACACGGGCGCGGTTGCGCTTGGCTATAACGCGACACAGCCCGCACAGCTTCGCGGCCCGCAATTCGACGCTGCATGGTGCGACGAATTGGCGAAGTGGCGCTATGCACGCGAGACGTGGGATATGTTGCAATTCGGCCTGCGCCTTGGCGAGAGACCGCAGGCGCTTGTTACCACAACGCCGAGGCCGGTCCCGGTGCTGAAGGAAATCATGGCCGACCGGACAACCATCGTCACCAGCGGTTCGACCTTCGACAATGCCGGCAATCTCGCCGGATCGTTTCTGCAAAAGATCAAGGATCGATACGAAGGCACACGGCTGGGCCGGCAGGAACTCAACGCGGAGATGCTGGACGATCTGCCCGGCGCGCTATGGACGCGTGCCATGTTCGACGAGCACCGCATCAAGGCGGCGCCCGACATGAGGCGGATCGTGGTCGCGGTAGACCCCAGCGGGACAGGCGGCACGGATGACGACGGCGACAGCATCGGTATCGTGATCGCAGGGCAGGGCGTCGATGGGCGTGGCTACGTGCTGGGCGACTGGACATGCAAGCTTTCGCCTGATGGTTGGGGGCGGCGCGCTGTAGAGGCGTATCACAAATTCGAGGCTGACCGGATCATCGCGGAGCGCAACTTCGGCGGGGCGATGGTCGAGCATGTCATCCGGACTGTGGACAAGAGCGTCAGCTACAAGGAAGTCGTGGCCAGCAGGGGTAAGGTTGCACGGGCCGAGCCGGTTGCGGCGCTCTATGAGCAGGGGCGAGTGAGCCATGTCGGAGCGCATCCTGAACTTGAGGATCAATGCTGCCTGATAGGCCATGATGGCTACATCGGCGAGGGATCGCCTGACCGCGCTGACGCTCTGGTGTGGGCGCTGACCGAATTGATGCTGGGCGACGAGCAAACCGTCGCCATGATGTTGACCAAGAGGCACCGCAGATGAATGTGATTTCGATGCTGGTCAACGCGGCGCGCCGGGTAGAAACGATGTTCCCCGGATACTTCGAGGCCGCCAAGCACAACCACTACAAGGACTTCTCGTGGCCGGAGAATGTCACCTTTTCGCAGTTGCACGCGATCTACCACCGCAACGGGCTGGCAAAGGCCGGGGTCGAAAAGACGATCCTCAAGACGTGGCAGGACGATCCGGAGATCTGGGAAAGCGACGAGCCGCGCGAAAGCAGCCTCGAGGCCGATATCCGCCAGCGGTTCGATGATCTGACCCTGTGGCAGGCGCTGGCCGAGGCCGACCGGCGGGCCATGGTGGGCGGCTATGCCGGGGTGATCTTTCGGTTCGCGGACAGCAAGCCATTCGATCAGCCGGTTGACCGCGTGAGCGGCGGTCTCGACGGTCTGGTCGAGGTGATCCCGGCATGGGGCGGGACTGGCGCGCAGCTTGAGATTGCCGAGTGGGAGACCAACGAGGCCAGCGAGGATTACGGCAAGCCGAAGCTGTTCAAATTCAACGAGGCGGCGGTCGGCAACAACCTCAACCAGGTGCGGCAATTCATGGTCCATCCCGACCGGGTTCTGATCTGGTCGCGCGATGGCAGTGTGCATTGCAGGTCCGACCTTGAGGCCGGGTACAACGATTTGCTCGACGCAGAGAAGGTCAAGGGCGCTGGCGGCGAGGGCTTCTACAAGGCGGCGCGGGGCAACCCGGTACTTGAAGCCGACAAGGACCTCGACATGCGCAAGATGGCCGAGGCCATGGGCGTGCCGGTATCCGAGGTCGCGGACGCGATGAACGATCAGGTCGAGGACTTCCAGAAGGGCTTCGACCGCCTGCTGATGGTGCAGGGGATGCAGGCCAAGACGCTGCAAATCACCCTGCCGACCGGGGATACCTATTTCAACGCGGCGGTGAACAGCTTCGCCGCGTCCCTGCTGATCCCGGTCAAAATCCTGCTGGGGTCGCAGACCGGCGAGCGGGCCAGCACCGAGGACGCCAACGAGTGGTCCATGGTCAACAACGCCCGCCGGGTGAAGCTGGCCAGGCCGCGCATCCGGGCGATGCTGAACCGCTTTGAGCGCGTCGGGATCATCCCTGAGCGCGACTGGATGATCAACTGGGCCGACCTGACCGAGGCCAGCAAGGACGCCAAGATCGAGCGCGCCGCCAAGATGGCCGAGATCAACGCCAAGCAGGCTATGGAGCCGGTCTGGGAGGCTGACGAGATCCGCCTCGCCGCTGGCGACGAGGGCACGGCCCCGACCTATGAGGGAGACGACGAATGAAGCAGGTCCGCGTCAACGTCCGCACGGCGGTCAACGCATCGACCATCCGCCGCGAGCGCCGCGACGGGCGCGACGTGATCGTCGTCCCCAGCGCGACCCTTCCCGACGGCGTGGTGATGAATGGCATCCGCTACCCGGCCGAGGAAATCGACAAGAGCTATTCCAGCCTCGACGGCACCCCGGCGCCACTGGGGCACCCGACCATCAACGGCAGCTTCGTGAGCTCGTCCGACCCGCGCGGCATGGTGCGGGGCTTCGTCGGCGCGTGGAACGAGAACGTCCGCCGCGATGGCGGCCGCGTCCTGCTCGACAAGGTGATCGACGTGGAATTCGCAAAGCAGCTTGAGGGCGGCAAGAACGTCCTGAACGCGATCGACAGGGGCGAGCCGATCCACACGTCCACCGGCCTGCTGTGCGAGCTTGAGGCCTGCAACGGCGATCAGCCGGACGGGGCAAAGCACGTCGCCCGAAACATGCTCTTCGACCACGACGCGATCCTCCTTGGCGAGGAAGGCGCGGCCACCCCCGATCAGGGCGTGGGGATGCTGGTCAACAAGGCCATTGGCAACGATGGCGAGGAAATCGAGGTCATCAACTCGGCATTTGAAGATGCCGAGCGTGAACTCGACTGGGCGGCAGATTCCGCCCTCCGAGCGGCTGAGAGGCTGGCACGAGTGCCGCTGCTCGACCGCATCAAGTCCGCGATCATGGAGGCGATTGGCTCCGAGCGGGAACCCTCTGCAAATCGAAAGGAAGCAGATATGGCTGACGACAAGCAGCTTGAAGAGCTTTCCGCGAAGGTGAACGCCCTCTCGGAAAGCGTGAACGGCATTGGCGATCTGATTGCCAATGCGGTCAAGGACGCGGTGAAGCCGCTGACCGACGCGCAGGCCGAAATGCAGGCCAACGCCAAGGCTCGGGAAGACGCCGAAAAGGCCGAACTGGTCAACAAGGTGGTCAAGGCGAACATCCTGACCGAGGACGTTGCCAAGGGCCTGACCAATGCCGCACTGAAGGCTCTGGCCGACAAGGCGGCGCCCGGCAAGGCGGCCCCGCTGAACGCTGGCGGCTTCGGCGGCGGAAATGACGACGAGTTCGCCGGCTACAGCCTGAACGCGGCGATCGACGCTGACAAGGAGGGCAAGTGATGTCCGGCAACACCATCTATCGCGGCCCGATCGACAAGCAGCCGCGCACCATCCAGAAGGAGGTCGCGGGCGCCTACGCCGTCGGCACCTTCGTGGAGGAAACCGCCACCACTCTGGCGCAGATCACCACCGCGCTGGCAAAGCGCCCGCTGCTGCTGGGCAACGCCGACTATGCCGGGCAGACCATTGCCACGGCCTACACCTCCGGCGATACCGGCGTGGCCTATGAGATCGAGCCGGGGCAGGCCTATCAGGCCGCAATGGCCGCTGCGACCTATGCCAAGGGCGATCCGCTGACCATCGCAGCATCGGGCCGACTTGCCGCCGCGACTGCCGCGACCGTCGTGGTTGCGTTCTTCGATGGTACTCCGGGGGCCGTCACTGCTGGCGACCTGGCGGACGTGATCATCGCCAACTTCTACACTGTCCCGGTCTAAGGAGGGCCTGACATGCTTCGATTCACTCCCGAACAGGAGCGGTTGATTGTCGCCAATCGCCGCTCCTTCAATGAGCGCCAGACCGCTCTGAACGCCGCCATGGCCGGCAACGTCATGCTGGGCAACGCCTATGCCCTGCCCAAGGATGTCTGGGGCCAGTGGGACCGCGAAGGCGTCGAGGTCCAGCGTTCGACGCTGGGCGTCTTCAATGACCTGGCGGCCAGCGTCTCGACCCCGATGGCGATCGGCAAGCTGATCCACTACTTCCAGACCATCAGCGACAGCGGCTCTGCCAACATCTCGCTGGATGGCCGATCGAAGGCCCGGACCGACAAGCCGACCTTCGATTACCACGGCACCCCGCTGCCGATCATCGACAGCACGTTCAGCTTCGGCTGGCGCGAGGTCGAGGCGGCGCGGTCGGAAGGCTTCCAGCTTGACGCCTCGGCCCGCACCAATGCCATGCGCAAGGTTGCCGAGACGCTGGAAACCGGCGTGCTGGATGGTTACTCGACCATCACCGTGAATGGTCAGACCTCTTATGGCCTGCGGACGCATCCCAAGCGCAACACCCGCTCGACCACGAACACCCTGAACGGGGCGACGGGCGCGCAATGGCTGGCGGATATCACCGCGACCCTGAAGTTGCTGCATGGCGACAACTTCAAGGTGCCGGCGACGATCTACGTCAACTGGGATGACTGGTTCTATGCAACCAGCACCGAGTACACCTCCGGCTATCCCAAGACCATCGCGCAGCGCGTGCTGGAACTGGGCGGCGTCCGCGAGATCATCCCGGTTGACAGCCTGAGCGCCGACGAGCTTCTGGCTGTGGTCAAGGATCGCCGCGTCGTCTCGCTGCTGAACGGGATGCCGATGCACACCCGGGCGCAGATGCGGGCGAACCCGGAGGACGACTACAACTTCGTCACCATGGCGGCCGCTGCCGTCGAGGTGAAGTTCGATGCCGAGAACAACTGCGGCATCGCTCACTCGACCTGACCAAGCTGAGGGGCCGGGAGACCGGCCCCTCCGGCACACCGCACCGGGAGTAAATCCATGACCCATCCATTCGCCGCCAGTAACGCACCATACGGGCCGACCGCGCCGTCTCTGGATATGGTGCCGCTTTCGGCCCCGGCGTCCGATACTGCCCTGACCATGACCTGTCGCAGCTTCCTCGTCCTGACGGACGGCACGGTATCTGTGACCACGCAGGCGGGGGAGGACCGGACGTTCACCGCATCGGCAGGAATGATGATCACCTGCTGCATCACGCATGTGCTTGCGGCGACGACCTCTGACCTGCTGCTCTTCCAGTGAAAGGAAATCCGATGAAAGTGAAGATCACCGAGAAAGGCGTCTATGACCAGGACGGCAACCGCGTCCCTGTCGGCGCGACCGTGGACGTGAAGGGCGACACGCTGCCCGGCTATCTGGCGAACAAGGGCGCCGTGGTCGAGGGTGGCCGGAAGACCGCCGTGACCAACCCGGCGAAGACGACCGAGGCCTGAGCCCGTGGCGCTGACCATCGAGGACGGCACGGACGTGGACGGGGCCGACAGCTTCGCCACACTGGCCGAGTTCGCCACCATCTGCACCGACTATTTCGGCGCGGAACTGGACAAGACGAACACGATGAAAGAGGCCGGTTTGCGCCGCGCTTTCATCGCCATGTCCGGCCTCGAATGGTCCGCCGGGCTGTGGGCGACGTTCGGCGGCACGATCCCGGACGCGGTGAAGACTGCGCAGGGCGTGCTGGCGCGCGTCGAGGTGCTGAAACCACTGTCCCTGTCGCCGGATGTGACCCTAAGCGGGCGCAAGGTGCTGACCGAGGCCAAGGGCATCAAGTGGGCCGTGGTCGGGGATGCGAACACCGTCGAGGAAAGCCGCCCTGTCGTCACCATGGCGATGGACCTGCTGCGACCCTATCTGGCCTATGACCCGTCGAAAGACCGATCGGTCGGCTTCGGAATGCTGAGCGTCGGGCCGTGAGCGAGGGCGCTGACATCGCCGCCGAAATCCACGACGCGCTGATCGAGGCGGCGGAGGCAACCGGCGATGGCGAATACACCGCCACGCTGACGCGGGCAGGCGAGGAAAGCGGCACCGACGACGACGCTGGCACACCGTGGGGCGATGCCGCGACCGGCACTGAGCCTGACCCCGTGCCCTACACCGTCACCGTTCTCGACGGCGGCACCACGACGCGCTACGGGCACGATGCTGCCGGGTCACTGATCCCGAGGACAGTCAGGACGCTGACCATCAGCGCGACCGGCGAGGTCCCGCAGATGGGCGACACGATCACGCTGACGGACGGGACGTATACGCTGGCGAAGGTCGAACCGTTCGCCCCCGGCGGCGAGAACTTGCTTTTCGACGTGGAAATAGCAATCTAGGCGGAGTGTTCCGCTCCTATCACCTCTGGCGGGTCTTCCTGCACCTCGGCCACGGCAACAGCCGCATGGCCCTAGACGCACGCGCCACGCCTGACGACGAATTCAGCTTTGCCGACGCCATGATCATGACCGCGTGGATCGATGGGGCGAAGAACGGGCGGGGATAGCCCGGCGACGGGCAAAGCTATGTTGCTTGACCACGTTATAGGTGGTAAGAAAATCGGGCCGAGCGGTGCGTCAACACCTGCATCGGCCCTAACCAAGACCGAACGCAGGAGGTTCGATGATGGCTGACACAGCCCTAAGTGATCAGGTGGATTCTGGCAAGGCGGAACGTGTTTGCGCGTGGTGCGGGGCGGATATTTCGCAGCGGCACGCTAGGACTAAGTTTTGTGGCGTTAACTGCAAGCAAAGCTCATACCGAAGAAAGATGGGCAAAGAAGGCAGGCTTAAGAATCAAGCCTATAATAAGCGGTATTACGCTGAGAATGCAAACCGGCTGAAAGCTCAGCAACGAGAGTGGAACGACAAGAACAGAGAGCACCGTAAGATTAGGGACAAGGCTTATTACGAAGCTAACGCTGATCATCGCAGGAAAAAACAGCGGGAGTGGTTGCAGAGATTGAAGCGAGAGCGACCAGACGAATATCGGGAACACCTTCTCGGTCAACGCGAACGGCAACGCCGCCGCGATGCACAAGCCGCCCTTTCCATGCTGATCCTGCCGATTGAGGAACCCAGCCAATGACCAACCACATTTCGCAAACCGACCCGCGCACCCTTTCCACCGAGGAAATCTTTGCCGAGATCGACGGGTTCAAAAGCCTCGCCGTCAACGTTCTGAAACGCTGGTCGGCGCTGCTGGCTGAGTTGAAGCGCCGCCGGGTGCCGAACATCATGTTCAACCATCCGGTTCTGAAATTCTGGGAAAGCATCAACGATCAATCTCTCGACGCCGAGGCCGCTGTGTTGCTGGCAGACAAGCGCGATGGGAGGATGATCAAGTCGGTCCTGCCGTTGCCGCCGAAAAAGCAGGTTGCCATTGCGCGCGGGGAGCCGGTACCGGTTGCGACCGTGGCCGATACTGGTGAGATCAAAAGCGATGACGTGCCGATTTTCCGCATGGACGCGCCGACGCTCAAGCGCGCGTTCGGGCCGGAAGGCATTCGCCCTGTGCATGTGCAGGCAGATATGATCCGAGCCGAAGGCAAGATAGAGCGCATGGGCGCAATCACCGTTTTGCGCGATGAGCAGGCCCTAAAGATTGGCAACCAGAAAATCAGGCCGGAAGACCTCAAGGGGCCGCTTGCGGCACTTGGTTACACGCTGGACTTGTCGCGTAACGCGACCTCGAAAGCCGGTTAATGGCCCGCAACCCCACAGCAGCCCAGAAGGCCGCACTCGACGCGCTACTCAAGAAGTTCGGGCCGCAGATCGAGAAGGCGTTCGCAGATGCGATCTACCGGGCGCGTGGCCGCGTCAACGTAGGGGCGCTGATCGAGGCCATGGAGCGCGGCGACCTATACGGCGCGGCGGACATGCTGCGGATGGAGGCCGGCGACTTCTCGGCACTCAGGGAGGCTGTGCGGCAGACCTATTTCGCGGCGGGCGAAGACGTGCAGGGAATGCTGCCGGGACAGATCGCGGCGGCGTGGGGCTTCGACGGCTACAACCAGCGGGCCACGGCCTATATCGACCAACACGGCGCGGCACTGGTGCAGGGCATCATTGACGACACGCAGGCGGCGACGCAGCGGGCGCTACTGGACGTGCTGGAAAACCCGCAGGAGCGCAGCTTGCGGTCGGCGGCGCTGGATATCACCGGGCGGATGGCGAAGACCGGGACACTCAAGGGGCAGCGGGTGGGCGGCACCCTCGGGCTGACCAGCGAGCAGACGGGATATGTGATCAACGCCCGCCGGGATCTGGTGACCCTCGACAGCCGGTATTTCACCCGGAAGCTGCGCGACAAGCGGTTTGATCGGACGGTTGCCAAGGCAATCCGCGAGGGTACGCCGCTGACCCAAACGCAGATCGACAAGATCACCGGGCGGTACAAAGACAAGCTGCTGGCCTACCGAGGCAAGCTGATCAGCGAGAACGAGGCATTCACCGCACAGGCCGCCAGCCGGGAAGAGGCGATGCAGCAAGTGCTCGACCGACCCGACGTTGAGGACGTGACCCGCAAGTGGCAACTCGGCTTCCCGCGCGAACACCGCGAGAACCATGCCGCGCTGGCCGGCAAGCGGATCAGCTTTTCGGAGCGGTTCGACCTTGGCGGTGGCGTGGTGGCGCGCTGTCCGCATGACCCGGACTTGCCGATCGGGGAAACGGCATTTTGTCGCTGCTCGTGCGTGTACCGGGTGAAACTGCGGAGGGGCATCTAATGGCAAAGACCGGCTGGGCTGGCTACCTCACTGCCGAGGTGGCCGAGATCAAGAGCGACGTGCGGTACATCCTCAACGAATCCGTGCAGGACGTGATCGAGGACGCACAGACGCCGCAGCCCCCGGCAAGTCAGACCGGCGGCAGCTTCGAGACCGGCAAGATCCCGGTGGATACCAAGGCGCTGATCCAGAGCCTGCATCTGGGCGAGGCGAAGATCGGCGAGGACGCGGGCGCGGTCATCGGCCTGATAGAGCCGGGCACGATCCAGACATTCGCGTGGCAGGTGCCTTACGCCGCCCGCATCGAATTCGGGTTCGTCGGCGAGGATGAGTTGGGCCGCAAGTACGAGCAGGCCGGGCGGTTCTTCGTCACCGAGAACGCCGCAAAGTTCGGCGAGCACGTCGAGCGCCACGCGAAAGAGGTAAACGGCAAATGACCCCATCGCAGGTTCTCAACGCCCTCGGCCAGCACCTCATGACGCTGACCAACTGCCCGCCCGTGGTGTGGCCGAACAAGCAACCGGCAACGCTGCCCGCGAGGCCCTATCTGGTGGTGCAGCGGGCCGCGCGGCGCACCTTCGACCCGACGATAGACGGCAGCTCGGAGACCAGCACCGGGCGCGCTGTGATCGTCGTGGTGCATGACCTCAACGCCTACTCGACGCAGGCCGATGATCTGGCGGCACTGGTCAAGGGGCATTTCCCCAAGGGCGCGCTGACGAGCGACCTGACTATCAGCCTGTCGCATGTTCTCGACGGCTACCCGACTGACACGGATTGGCGCGTTCCCGTCGCTATCGACTGGATCGCATAACGGATTGCCCCGCCTCGGGCTGCGGTAACGCGAACAGGGGCAATCAACTTCAACTCAGGGACACAACCACCCCGCTACAGGCGGGCCGTCCCGCTTTGCTTTTGAAAGGGCAAAATCATGGCCACCAAGACAAACATCGGGAAGAGCGTCTATTACTCTCCCGCGCTTCCCGCCACCAACGACGCCGCCGGCTTCGAGGCGCTGACCTGGACCGAGGTCGAGCACCCGATTCAGGCACCGCAGTTCGGTATCTCCCACGCGAACACAGATGTTCCCGATTTGAAGAGCGGCTTCACCACTGGCGTGAAGGGAGCGGCATCAGGCACCGACAGCCAGTCCACCTACCGGATTGACGGCGGCGCGTTGGCGACCGGCCAGACGGCGCTGAAAACCGCAGCCGAGACGCTGGGCACCACCGGCTCGTTCAAGATCGGCCGCGGCTCCGGCACCGCTGGCGCGCTGCAAACCGGCGATCCGGTCGAGTACGCGCAGGGCTACGTGCACAGCTATACCCCGAACCAGGCGACGACCGACAGCTACGAGGGTTTCAGCGTGAACTTCAAGCAGAACGCCGTTTCCATCATCGCCACCGAGCCCGCCTAAGCGAACACCAGCCGCTACCTCCTCGGGTGGCTGGTTAATGCCGGGCGGGAGTTTTTGGGCTTCGCCCGCCCGGCTGCAATCGAAACCCACCTAACATGAATGGATACCCAAATGGACTTTCTGAAAGCCTACGACGCCCGCGCGGCCGCCGAAGACCTGATCGAGCACGAGTTGCGCGACCAGGCTACCGGCGAAGTGATCCGCAGCGGCAAGAAACCCTGCATCGTGCTCGTGCGCAGCACCATGTCGGCGGATATTCTGGCCGAGGATCGGGCCGCGAAGAACGCCGCCATGAAGGAGATGTTCCGTCGCGCCCGCGCCAAGAAGGCCGAGACCGAGGCCGCCGATGAAGAGATCGAATTCGACTGGAACGAGATCGAGGCGAAGATCAACGAGCGCGCCGTCAAGCTGATCGCCGGGTTCCGCAACATGCAGACCGAGGGTCCGGACGGCCCGCGCGATCTGACCGCCGATGATGCGCCGGCCTTCGTGGCGCTGAACCACATCAGCGAGGAACACCACTGGCGCAACGTCATCCCGCTGTCGAAGAACGACGACGAGAGCGACGAGGATTTCGAGGCCCGTAAGGCCAAGGTCGAAGCCGAATGGCTGGGCGCATCCTTCGCGCAGCAGATCGTTGACGCCGCACGGGAGCACGCGGATTTTTTGGGCAAGCGCGCGAGGCGCTGACGCTCTGGGCTGCGCAGCTCGGGTTCTTGCACTCCACCATCAAGGGCGAGAAGAAGAGCCGCTTGGAGATGGCGCAGGAAGACGGCCAGCCGGTCGAACTCCCTGACGTTGTGGCCTTCGACCACCTTCCCGAGGCTATGATGCGCCTCGGGCCGGTGAAATCGACCGGCATGGGTGAGCGCCCGGCGGACTGGCCGGAAATCGACGCCTTCGCGCGGGCGACGGGCCGGATTGGCAGCGCATGGGAGGCGGAGACGCTGTTCGACATGTGCCGCGTTTACATGTCCGAGCGGCAGGACGGCGGCGACCCGTTCCGGGTGGCCCCGGTGGCGAGGGGTTAGGTCCTCATAGGGTCAATCGTAAGAGTTGCAGAGCGCCAATAGTTCGTTGGATACGATGCGATACTGTTCGCGGATTTCATCATATGCGCCTGCAATTTTTTCCGCTCTGTTTTTCGCGCTATCTGGGGATTTCGATAGTTCCTTTCTCCTGTAATCTGGGATTCTCTCCCAAGCATCTGCGATTACAGCCTCTGTAGAAAGAGTCCTTAGGCATCCGCCTTTTGTGGATAGATCAAATTCCGCTGCGCAAACTGGCGTAGCGAAAGCAAGAACAACAAGAAATCCAAACTTCATAATTACCTCCAAAGCCTCGTATCGCAGCAAGCTACGAGGCTTTCCCATGTTCGACAAGGAGCATCTACATGTCAGCAACCGCAGGCACTTTGACTCTTGTCGTAGACAGTACGTCCGTCTCTAAAGGTGAGCGTGCCCTCGACAACTTCGCTCGTACCGGCGCGCGGACCGAGAAAAGCGTCAAGGGCGACATGGGGCAGATCGAACGGGCAATGGCGCGTCTGGGCCAGAAATCCGCTACCATCGACAAGACGCTAAACGCCAGCCTCGGGCGCACCGCTGCGATCTCCAAGACCGTGGCGCGCGGGCTGGTGTCTCTGGCGGCAGGCCTCACCAGCATTGCGGCCGTCAAGCACGCGGTGACAGAGGCGCGGAACTTCAATGCCGCACTGTCTGAAACATCTACTCTGCTGGAAGGAACGCCAGCCCAGATGGAGGCGCTGCGGACGAGCGCAATGGACCTGTCGCGGGCCTATGGTGGGTCGGCAACGGCTCAGGTCGAGGCGTTCTATCAGGCGATCAGCGCGGGCGCGGGAAATGTTTCGCAGGCCGCGCGACTGCTCGACCAGGCGAACAAGCTGGCAATCGGTGGCGTGACCAGCGTGACAACAGGCGTGGACGCACTGACCACCGCCATGAATGCCTATGCCGCCCAAGGGATGACCGCCGCGCAGGCGTCGGATGCGCTGTTCGTCGGCATGAAGGCGGGCAAAACGACAGTTGGCGAGTTGGGCGCATCACTCGGGCAGGTTGTGCCCATTGCTGCTGCGGCAGGGGTGAGCTTTGATGAAACCGTCGCCGCTGTTGCCGCGCTGACGACCCAAGGCCAAACTACCGCGATGGCGACGACCGGTCTGCGGCAGGTGATCGCCAGCGTGATCGCGCCGACCAAGCAGGCAAGCGACATGGCCGCGCAGCTTGGCATCGCGTTCAACGCGCAATCTCTCGAAGCGCAGGGGCTCGCCGCGTTCCTTGATCAAATTGTGGAAAAGACCGGCGGCAATACCGAGGCGATGGCGCAACTGTTCGGATCGGTTGAGGCGCTGAACGCCGCCCTGGCATTCGCTGGCGGCGCTGGCGGGACGTTCTCCGAGATCATGGCGGACATGGCCGAAAAGGCCGGGGCCACTGACGAGGCATTCATAAAGGTCGCGGACTCGCTCGACAAGCGCATGTCGTTCGCCTTCGGGAAGATCGGAACGCTGGTCACGCAATTCGGCACAGCGATCCTTACCGTCACGGTTCCGGCACTTGAGGCAATCGCGGCAGGAGCCGAATTTCTGTCCCAGAACTTCGACAGCGTGACGGGTATCGTCATTTCTTCTGCGGCCGCGCTGACCGCCTATTACCTACCGGCAGTGTACGGGGCTGTCACCGCAACCGGCGCATGGATTGCGTCCCTGATAACACTCAAGGGCGCGCTCTTGGCAACCGGGATCGGCGCGCTTGTCGTTGGCGCTGGACTATTGGTCGGGGAGTTCCTGAAACTGGTTCGGGCAACGGGCGGGTGGGGCAATGCACTCACCCTGCTAGGTCAGGTGGCGTCTGGCGTGTGGGAGGGGATCAAAGGCAGCGCGCTGTCCATCGTCCCCGCGCTCGGGGCTGTCTGGGCCGACATGCAGGCCGGTTTTGTTCGCGTCCTTGAGGCCATGTCGCTGCAATGGGGCAATTTCCTCTGGGGCCTTGGCGCAAAGCTGGACGGCATCCCGCTGTTTGGTTCGATGGCGCAAAGCCTGAAAGACGCCTCCGACCGCGCGATTGACGGGATGATCGGACTGAATGCCGAGGCGTCCGCCCTTGAGGGTAAGGCGATCAGGCTTCGGGACGAGGCTGCAAGCATGGCAACCGGAGGGTTCGACAAAGCGCGCGAGGCCGCTCAAAAGCTGGCCGCCGCGCTGTCCGCGACAGAAGGTGAGTCCGACGACACGAGCGATCAGGCAGCAAAGCTGAAGAAGATCCTCGACTCCCTGAGCACCAGCACCGGGAAAGCCGGGAAGGCCGCGAAGGATGCGGCTGAGCAGATCAAGGGCTTCAACGAAACCTTGAAAGACGCGGCATATACCGCCGCCGAGTTCGGGGCCGAAAAGGCCAACATCATGATCGGCGGCATTGACAGCCTTGCCGATGCATGGGGCGATTTCGTTGTTTCCGGGTTCTCACGCTTTGAGGACTTCACCGACGCAATC